AACTAAAATCTTTATTGAGATATTTTACATCTGTACTGTTTGGCATCTTTATACGTTTTGTATGGTCAATAACACTTCGTCTGACTCTTTTGTATTTCTAATATTATAACTAAATTCTATATTAATGGCTCCTATATTAACGTCCGATGTAACCACCAAATTAACTATATTAACGTTTGGAAAATTAGATTCTATTTGACTAATTAACATTGTTCTTAGATCGTCAGTAGTATTTGTTTCCAATTGCTCGAATAAGAACGACCTTAATCCAGCTCCAAAATTAGGACTAAAAGGTCTTTCTCTAGGATCAGTTAACAAGAAGTTAATCAGGTTATATTTTGTTTGATCCTTTGTACTATAGACAGTATCGAAAACGTTCAACGCAGAAAAAGGTATTTTAACTCCTATGCCTGTGGATGGACGTAAATCAAGGGGCGATATTTTTCTAGCGTTGTATGCCATTAGATAGCGCCTTTAGCTTTTAATTTACTCATTAAATCAGAAAAGTCTGGAACTTCATTTATTTGTACCATGCTTATATCCGAGCTAGGTCTTGCTGTTGCCAACATACCGTTAACGTCTCCTACGGCCACTTGCTTTGGTTGAAAGAAACTGGTTGGATCTATGCCTATCGAATCAGGACCAATGTCCGAAGTGTTAAAAGACATATCGTCCATATCACTCATTGCCATCGCAGTCTCGTTTAACATATTTGCCAAAGGATTGCCTGCGAAGTTGGGTGTAGGGCGCACTGGTTGTGTGTTTAGTGTGCCTGGTATAGCCATTTTAGGTCGCTTAGATTCTTTTATAACCTCTTTAGGAGCGCTCGAGGACTGACTCTCCTTTAAAATGGTAGGCATTTCTTGGCGAATCGCTTTTGCAACCTCTTCCCTTATTAGCCTTCTAAGTAAGTCTACTTGATTTGTTTTTGCCATATTCTATAAATATTGGTTTTATAATATTCCTTTTTACTTATAATTTTGACTTGAATTAGAACTTCCTCCAGAGTAAGATCCTCCACTGCCTGCATAAGTTACCGGTGTTCCATTAGAACTTGCCGCTTTACCTCCTGTGGCAGCTGTAGAAGTTTGAGCCGCTTGATTGGTATTGTTTACCGGTTGACCTCCCTCTAATTGTTTTATTTCGGCTTCAAGTTTTTTGATTTCTTCTTCGTTCTTTTTTATCTTAGGATCTAAAACTTTTTTGGCCAAGGCAATAGCTATAGGACCTAAAAGTAATGAAGCGGCCCTTTCTTTTTTCCAAGTTGAGATCTGTTCTTTTAAGTCAGATATCTTATTTTTCTTTTCTGCGATAGCTTCTTTGTTTGCTTGTTTTGCAGCTAGCTTTCCGCCGTACTTTCCTGAAGGATCTGCTTGTTTTAAGTTATTTGCAAGATCTGATGATGATTTCGCCATCATCTTTCTCATTCTCTTTCTTAATTTCTTACCGCCTTTAATGCTATTAATAAATCCATTAAGACCCAAACCTGTTGGTGGATCCTCGTCTTCGCTATCAGGATCGTCGTCTCCAGATTCAAAGTCCATAAATTCTACGTCGTCTATTGAAATGTCTTCGTCAATTAAGAAATTCATAGACTCTTCCATTACTGAAATATCACTGGCTGAGAATCCAGAAAATCCTAAGTTAGGTTGATTTCCACCGTTTTGATTTTTTTGACCTTCTAAATTATTTTGTTTTCTTCTTGCGTCTTCTGATAAGAAAGAATCTAAGCTATTTCCGAAATCGTCTCCAGCAATATTCGTTGTCATTGAGTCCAATCCAGTGCCAATTCCATCTACACTAGCATTAGAAATAGGCACATTTAAAGGAGTGCCATTAGCGTTAGTACCGTTAATAGCGGAAGATTGATTATTTGAAGCTATTCCACCTAAACCTAAAGTTTGAGATGAGCCTCCATTTTGGTTTATATTTTGACCCTGCTTAGAAGCTGCTAAATCTCCAAGACCAGTAAGAGATGGATTCGTTAAACCAGTAGTTCCAGTACCTCCATTTGCGTTTGTTCCGCCCAATCCGTTTAGTATTAAATTAGATTTTTGAGAGTAGCCAAGCGCATTCGTATTCACTAAACCTGAAGCCAGTAATTTTGCCTTTACTTCAGCAATAATTATTTTATCGTCTGAAGCGTAGGTTGCATCTGATTGAGTAGCTATTATTCCATTTGCATCGATAGCAATGCCGTATCTTCTTCTTAGTGTTATTTCTGTATCAACAGATTGTTCAGTTAATATTTCTATAGTGTAAGGACCAAACTTATTATTTTTAGCATTCTTTTTATCGAAGTAATTATTTAAGAACTCTAAAAGTCTAAGCGCTCTATCTCTAATAAGGTCTCTTACATCTTTTAATTCATTCATTAGAGCTGGATCTATATAAGCTCCGTTTCTTCTTGCGTTTAATTCGCTAGCATCAGGAGTTACGCCTATTACACCAAATCCATTTCCACCGGCGTTAGGATCTAACACACGACCAGAAATATTTGTATTAGAAGCTTCGTTTCCTCGGCCTCTTAAATTACTAAGTCCGCTAGCGTTGCCGCCGCTACCTCCTGCTGCGCCTCCTCTTCCAGCTCCACCAGCACCACCAACTCCAGATCTGTTAGTTGGATTAATATTAAAACCTCCACCAGCTAATTGATCTAAACCGTATTGATCTAATTCCGATTGTAAAGTTGAAGGATCGTCTAATAATTCGTTGGGATCAGAATAACAAGACTCTATATTGAATATTAAAGCTGTAACTTTTTCTGATAAAATAAATAATTTAGTAACTAGGCTACTTAAAAACTTAATGATAAGTTGTAAAAGTTGATTAATTTGTTTTAATCTTTTTAAGAACATTAAAAATCCTTTCTCTTTAATGATCTCTTGTAGTGTATCGGCTACTGTAGTAGTTACACCGACGGTAGTAACTAAGTTAGGAATGGGAATTCCAAAAAAGAACTTTCTTAAAATCCAAAATATTTTTACTAACAACAAGAATAGAGATATGATTTTACTAAAGAAAGAAATAACTCTAAGTATTTGATTAGCAATTCTTATAATGACTCTACATACATCTATAATAGTTTTTAAGAACGGAATTATTTTCTTTGGATCTATTATTTTAGAGATCATTTTAATGAACTTAGAAATCTTACCGTCTAAAAATCTATCGGCTAAATTAATTGCTCCAGTAACAGAAGTTAAATTTTGTATTGATATCGCTATAGTTCTAACATCGTCTATCTTTTTTAATGCTTTTTGTACGTCTTGACTTGGAAAATTTCTAACGTCAGAGTATTTGTTAAATACGCTATAGACGTCTTCCAAGAAATTAGAAAACAGCTGTAATTCAGGAAACGCCGCTACTAGTTCAACGTCTCTTAGTCCATCTTTGCCCACTAATTCTCTAACTTGTTGAATTTGAGAATTGCCTCGTAAAGACTCTTGAACAGATAAACCGGAAGCCTCTTGCTCTATTTGTTGTTCTGGACTTAATTCTTGCGTAGGCTCGATTCCTAAAACCTCTTCTAATATGCTTCTTACTTTTTTTATCAAACCAACCAAAGCGTTTTTCTTTTTAGAAGTATTATTGTCTCCATATGCAGAATAAAAGTCGTCTATTAATACTTGTACTTGATAGGCTCTAAGTTGTATCTCGTATTTTTTTCTAGCTAAAGGATCATCAGATTTTGGAGATACATTAGGATCAAACTTCTTACCTCCAGGTATTTGATTCAATGCATAATCTAAAATATTACACATGTCAACTTCTAGCAATTTGTCCATTACAAAGAATATGCCCTTATCCAAAGTCTCTTTAAAGCCGGTCATTGGGTTAACTGAACCAGTATCTTCTGTTGCAGCAATTTCAAATTTACCGAAAAAAAGATCGTCCATCTTTGCTCGTATTTCATTTATAGTCTGACCGGCTACTATAATTGCTTTTTCAATTCCTTCTGCAGTATTGGCATCTGCATTTAATATATTAGAATTAGAGTTTAAGTCTTTTATGGACTGTTGATCTTTATCAGAAAGTTTTTCAAAATCAGTTTTAGGACGGATATTAGGGGCCGTAGTAGGAAGGTTAGCTGGTGGTGGTTTAATTATTAAATTGTCTCCCATTATTTTGTATATACTACTTTTGAAAGATTAAATGCAGCCATAGGATCAACTCCTCCGCCTGTTACTTGATTGTTTACGGCTTGTGCGGCTTTTAAAAGCAAAGGGCCCGCCCATGCCAATTTGGCCATAGACCCGGGAACATCTGACTCTGACATACTGCCTAAAGATTTTCCGAGATCTATTAATGATTCGCTCAATCGTAGTAAGATTTGATTTGTTTTGTAACCCAATAAAACAGGTTCCATTCCAATCATAGTACTGGGATCTATTTTACTGCCTAGACTAATTTTAGGTGCGTTGATATAAACCTCAGCTCTGGCATCTACGTGTACTTCGCCGCCAGAAGAGATGCCTACGTTTTTCTTTCCGAATAAAAATACACCATCGTTTTTAGCGTGTACAATAACTCTACCGCTACTTACAATTATCTGTTTGCCTTTATATGGAAATTCTGGAACGTACATTAGTTATTTCTTATTGCTGTTGAATCTTGTTGTTGAGCCGATAAAATATCGTTAGAAGTAGGTGCTTGTTCTATTTCTAGTATTGTTTGAGATTGTTTTGATAAAGCTTTTCCGTAAGAGTCAAAAGGAAAATTTACTAGATCTTCCAAAACTATTTTTTGAGAAGAGGTTAAGTATATGGAAGAATCATCTTTATTAATGTCCTCTATAGTTGCTGCAAATGGATCAGTATCTGCAGGTTGTCCTTGACCGTTTCTAATAATAGTTATAGGATCTCCAGTGCTTCCAGCTTCTGACCATGAGTTTAAAGCTTTTAGTCCTTTTACTGTGCTTCCAAATCTTATTGATTGACCAAACCTTGATTCTAAAATAATGTCTCCTTCGAAAGGCCTTAAAGTTTTTATCTTTTCGTTCTCTATAAAAGTTCTACCCAAAGGCAGTCTAAATGTCAAAGTATTTGTTTTTCCCTGAAACTCTGGTCTTGAACTGGCTTTGCTTACATATTGACCATACTCTTCCATGTTAGGAAAAGCATTGTGATTGACTCCATTCCATAAAGCGTAAGGAGGAAAGTAGAAAAGCTGTTTAGCATTAAAGTCGTTGTTCAAATCAGGAGAAGGTCCGCTCATAATCAAAACAATTTCTCCCAATAAAGGGTATTGTTTTATGAAGCTAAATATTGGGAACGCAGGTTCAGTTACTTGTTTTAATTTTGATTCGGATAAATTAGAATACATTATTTCGTATCTTATTTTACCGACATCTTTCCAACTAGTAAAATCAGGGTTAGGTTCTAATACGTCTCTAACAGCAGGAAGACCATCAGGAGAAATATATGCCTGTATGGATCTTGTAAAAGGTCCTTGCACAATGGATTTAACTCGACCAATTATGAAGTATTGGCCAAATTTACCCGATTTGTCGGCTTTAAAACTGTTACCGAATATACTCATTATGCTTTTGGTAATTGTTTAGCTCCGTTTCCTATTGAAGTTACCTCACTCATTAACTGTTCTATGTCTTTCTCGGATAAAAGGCCTCCATCTTCAACAGATTTGTCTTTGGCCTCTGCAGACTTTTGGAAAGCGCTAAGTATTTTCATTAAAACTTCGTCGTTCTTAAGGCTAGAATCCAATAAGCCCTTAATCATGGGTACCAAAACGATAGCATCGCCAGGTCCTTCAATCATATCTGCCAAACGTAATATCTCTGATTTTATTGTTGAGTCCTGAGACTTGTGTTTATTATATACCTCTTCCACCAAATGCGCCAAAGTCTTGCCTGGGAAGATTTCCTTTTCTAGTTCCATAGGATTTTATAAATAAATATTACTGGTCTACGTTTTCAATATGGTGATCCAGTACTTCCTTGTATATCACTTTTAGCTTTTTGATCACCTTTGTAATAGTATTGGACTGACAGTCCGTGATCTCTTTTATGTATATGAATAGCGCTTTCTTATTGAATATGTCTATGTTTTCTCTCTTTTTAAATACCTCCAAGATAGCATCAGCAACCTTAATCTCGCCTTCTTTGTCAAATAGTGTAGTTAGGTTATCGTCTACATGCTTTATGAATTGATCTATTACAGAGACTCTATTAATATCAGAAGACTCAGGCTCAAGTATTAAAGTTTCATGGGTGCTATTAGCATTGTCGATCTCTTCTACTTGTATCTTAGAAACCATTTTTTTGTAGTTCTTTTGGTTGTAGATGATCAAGTATCTCTTTGCAATAGTGCCAAAATAGGAATACGCCTTGCCCTTTGATTGATCGTAAAGGTGCAATTTTTGTAAAAGAAAAGATATTACTTCAAATTTGAGATCCTCTATATTATCTACTTCTGTATAATAGAATTTAAAAGTATGAATAATGTTTTCTGCTAATTTATAGAACGCGTAGTGAATCTCTTTATTGTATATCTGATTCGCAATGGCTTGATTTGACGCGGCTCTATATCTTAAGATGGCCTCTTCTGTTTCTGAAGTAAAGTAAACATTTTTTGTTTTTGGTTTTCTTATTCTAGGTGTACCTTTGATGGTAAGACCCATATCCGGTTCCGGCTCAACCATTAATTCTTCTGCCATGATTTATTTTCTTCCTGTAAATTGTTGAACTCTAGCTTGGATTGCTTTTATGGTTTCAAAAAGTTGTAGCAACTCTGGGTCGGATTGTACCCACATTGTCATATCGATCTTGTTTACTAATCCGTTAAAATCGTCTGTTAATGCTAAAGTGTCATTAACGAAGCTGCTTTGATTAAGTACGATCTCTTCTAATCTTTTATTTTTTTTATAAAGATTGTATACTATTGCACCAAAAATTGTGCCAAACCATAGTACTATTGCAATTATTCCTGTCATTTTAATTAAATTTGTGTTTCAACTCTGCTTGCCATTAAATCGGCTTGGTGAAGAATGTAAGGTAAGTTACATTTTAATTCAACGTCAGAGCTGTATGTTATATAATAAGGTTTGTTGGCCTCTTCGTAAAGACCATCGTGTAACTTGATTGCTAAGAATTCATTTTCAGTAACCGGTATGTTTGCTTGCTGTAAGTAGTACAAACTTCTATCAGCAACTCTCATATGAGTCATGTTAGTGTTTATCTTAAAATAAGCGCCTTGCTTTTCTACATGCCAAGAAGAGTCGTTAGGAAGGTAGAAAGGCTCTTCATTAGTACCCATTTTACCGAGGTCATGATTAATTGCAGAGAATACTAATTCTTCAATGGTATAAGTTTTCTTCTGACCAAAGCGTTCCCATACTTTATCTAGTACTAGAGAAGCTTCAACAACTCTATTAACATGATCTACATATCCACCAGCAAAACAGTTGTGGTGACTAAGTTTAGTAGATGCTGGGCTAATAGCTAGAGTAACTTCTATGCCCTTATAGAATTCAAGTAGCTTGTCCTGTCTGTCTCCAGTTGGAATGTACTTTGTAATGTAACCATAGAACTTACCTAGGTTCTCAAGGATTTGTTCCTCTGTTAGTTTTTTCATAACTTTTATTTTTGATTAAGTGTCGTGTTCAGTGTTGATTAGGTGCTGCACTTCGTTTATCTTGTCTTGCATCTTTTCTAAAGTCTCTTTTAACTCTTGTGGAGGACGCAGTTGGGAAATTTGCGAACTTTGGTACATTATCATGTTTACCAATTCGCCTAGTTTTTTAGTGATTAATTCTTTGTATCTCATATTGTTAATTTAATAATTTTTTATCGTATCTATGATATTATCTATCGAGTACATTCCCATCGTTGATATCTTGTCAGATACCACTTTTATTTTGCCTATGTGCTTGTAATCTTCAGCAATGTAAAAGATTTTGCCTTCCAGATTAACCATTGGATATGAATCGGTACCAGTAACTTCTTCTATGTTATCGCACATACTAGGATACTCTTCGCAAGGAATAGCTTCGTACTCGATTTTTAAACTATCTAAGGTAGTCTTTAATTTTTTACATTTATCGCAACCATCTAAAATGTATATTTGCAAATTAGTCTTCTTCATAATCATCAAATTCAGGGTCTAATGTCTTCATTGTCTCAATCCAAAGTGCCTTTTGATCGTCAGTCATATTTTCAAATTGCATACTTAGATATATGTACAAAGCTTGTATTTCCCCTTGGGTTAAATTCTCCCTCTCTTCTTGCTGTATGTTTAGTAGTTTAGTTAGATCCATATGTCTGCTGTAGTTTTTCCCCCTGTTATAGAAGGTTTTAAAAATAATTATTTTGTAGGATAATAAAAAACTTAAGTTTTAAGTGTGCTCAACAAAGATTAAATTTTTTTATTCAAAAAGATTTTAGTATATTAGATCAATGGAGAACGAACAATTGGTTTTAGGTCTTTTAGAATCTGTACTTGGAAAGGGAAAACCCGATAAGAACAAGAAGGATCATGCATTCCATTGCCCTATTTGCAATCACAAGAAACCAAAGTTAATCGTTAACATTTTTACGGGTCAATACAACTGTTGGACCTGCCACCCGGCCACAAAAGGCAAAACTCCCGTTTCTTTATTTAAAAAGCTAGGAGTGGAGAAAGAGAGAATGATCGAGATGAAGGGCTACTTCAAAGGCGATCGCACTAAGATAGAAGACACAGAAATAACTCGCGTATTTTTACCAAAAGAATTCATTTCAATGACCGAAAACGATAAGTCATTGGAATATCGTCGCGCAACAGTTTACCTAAAAAATAGAGGCATCAACGAGTCCGATGTAAGAAAGTACAACATTGGATACTGCAAAGAAGGTCGTTACAGAAATAGAGTTATTGTGCCTTCTTACGATAAAAACGGTCAAGTAAATTATTTTATTGCTAGGTCTTTCGAAAAGGAACCGTATCAAAAGTACGACGCACCATCTGTAAACAAAACAGAAATCATAGGACTAGAATATCATATCAACTGGACAGTACCGGTTATACTTTGCGAAGGCATATTCGACGCAATTGCTATTAAAAGAAATGTTGTTCCATTATTCGGTAAAAGTATTACAAAGGCACTGATGTTGAAACTTGTGGAATCTCAAGTAAAAACAGTATATTTGGCACTTGATAAGGACGCACTCAAAGAAGCGCTTACTTACTCTGAACAGTTGATTAATCTTGGAAAAGAAGTTTACCTAATAGAATTAGACGGTAAAGATCCTTCTGATCTAGGATTTACGAGCATGACAGAATTATTACAAAAAGCAAAACCATTGACATTCGGAGAATTAATGCTCAGAAGAATGAAAATGAACTAAAAAGATGACAAAATATTTCGACAACGTAGAGAGCCTTTCTAGGATCTTTCACATATCAGACATACACATACGAAACTTCAAGAGACACGACGAGTACAGACGAGTCTTCTCTAAACTTACCAATTACGTTGCAAACAGTTTCGACAAACAAAGCCTGATCTGTCTGACGGGCGACATAGTACACGCGAAGACCGATGTCACTCCAGAACTTGTAAACGAGGTTCAAACATTTCTAAAAAACTTGGCAGACATCGGTCCCGTGTTACTTATTCCTGGTAATCACGATGCTAATCTAAACAATGCACAAAGAATGGATGCGTTAACTCCAATCGTAAATGCATTGGATCATCCTAACTTGCTCTACATTAAAGAAACAGAAGCATTCAAAATTGGAGATAGAACGTTTGCACATTGGTCTGTATTCGACGATTGCGAGAACTTTATTAACGCAAATCAAATAGAAGAAGACTACAAGATTGCTTTGTACCATGGACCGGTAAATGGAACTACTACTGAAGGCGGATTCGGGCTATTCAATAACGACGTTGAAGTAGAAAACTTTGATGGGTTCGATATTGTTTTATTGGGAGATATACACAAGACACAATTCTTAAACGAAGCAAAAACTATTGGATATCCTGGTTCTTTGATTCAACAAAATCATGCTGAGTCTCTGGATCACGGCCTATTTGTTTGGGATTTGGATACAAAATCAGCTGAATACGTTAAAATAGACAACGATACTGCTTTTTATACAATCGAAGTCGAGAATGCTATTTACAATCCATTGCCAGATTCTTTGCCTCAAAATCTTTATCTAAGAGTAAAGTATAAGAACACCAATCAATCTGAAATAAAGAGCATTATTGCTGATATTAAACAGCAAAAAAATGTTATTGAGGTTTCTATGCAAAAGATAAAAGACTTCACTAACTCTTCCAACGATAATAGAAAACTTAATGTTCACGATGTTAGGGACATAGAATATCAAAACAATATATTAGCGCAATTTCTTAAGGACAAGCTAGATTTAGACGACCAAACTATTAAAGACGTTTGCGAAATCAATCGTAATATCAACAACGCTCTACCTAAGTTGGAAGTGCCAAGAAACTCTATGTGGCTTCCAAAGACTTTCGAGTTTGAAAATATGTTTAGCTACGGTAAAGGCAATTTTGTAGACTTTACTAACATGACCGGAACTTATGGGCTGTTTGCTCCTAATGCTAGCGGAAAATCTACACTGCTTGACTCTATTACCTATTGTATCTTTGACAAATGTTCTAAGACAACAAAGTCCGCACAAGTCATGAACAACAATTCTGACTCTTTTTCGTGCAAATTAGTCTTCGAATTAAATGGGTTGGAGTATACAATATCAAGAAAGGGAAGCAAGCAAAAACTTGGTAATGTAAAGGTAAATGTTGACTTCTACTATAAAGACGAAGAAGGCAATAAAGTTTCTTTGAACGGTAAAGAGCGTAACGATACAAATAAAAGCATTCAGAATTTACTTGGTAACTACGAAGACTTCATACTCACAACGCTGTCTACTCAAAACAACAACACTGGATTTATTGATATGAACCAGAAGGAAAGAAAAGATTTGCTTTCACAATTTTTGGACATCAATGTGTTCGAAGAGCTGTATATTTTGGCCAATAACGAGATGAGAGAGGTAAGTGTGTTATTAAAGGAATATCAAAAAGAAGACTACCACCAATTGTTTAAGAAGGCCGAGTTTGACGAAGAAACTTTTGAGATAGCTTTAGACGAGGCAAAAGAAGAGAAGAGAAAAACAGAAGAAAAGAGAGATGAGTTAAACGAGTCCATACTAAATTATACTAAGAGATTAATTCCAATAGATAAAGACATTGTAGATATTGATGGATTGGAAGATCAAAAGTCTACTATAGAAATTGGTATTGCAAAGATAGTTGATTATATAGATACCAATTCTGGATCTATTAATCACGTTGATAAGAAAATAGAAGAGTTAAATGCTAAAACCATTGGCAGCAAACTAATCAAAGACATTAACTTAGAAGATTATAGTCAGAAGTTAAAAGATTTTGAGTTAGATACTAAACAATTAGGTAACAAACAATTAGAATTACGTCAAGCCAACACGCATCTACAGAACAGCAGAAAGAAAATGGTCAAGTTGGCCGAGCTTAAGTATGATCCTAATTGTAGTTTTTGTATGGACAACGTGTTTGTAAAGGATGCCATTGAAACTAAGAACTCCATAGAAGCAGAAGAGCTAGCCGTAAAAGATTTGGAAACTCAAGTAGAAACTTTAGAAGCCCAAATAAAAACAAACTCTAAAGCGGTAGAAATTAAAGCGACCAAAGATCAATACAACAAAGATTTACAAGAATTAGAGTCACAAAAGAATAGGTTAAACGCAGACGACAACAAGTTAAATAAGAAGTTAAATGATAGCAAGACTTTATTATCGACGATAGAATCAAAGATAACTGCACACAATCAACAAGAGCAAGCAATCGAAACCAATAAGCAACTTAACGAATCAATAGACAACGTTAAAGCCGATTTGAAAATTATTGAGAAGGACTTACAGACAAAAAACGATTCAATAGCGGATATTACTGCAAACAAAAGATTGGCAGAGAACTCCAAGATCAAGTACGAGAAAGCGATAGAGAAATTAAAGGACTTGGAAGCAAAATCAAAAGACTATCAATACTATTTACAAGCAGTTCACAGAGACGGTTTACCTCACAGACTAATTGCAAATACAATACCACAGATTGAGGACGAAATCAACAACATCTTGTCGCAATTGGTGGATTTTGCGGTAGTTTTACACGCTGACGATAAAAATATAAACGCATACATAGCTTATGATGAAGATAATTTTTGGCCTTTGGAACTTACTTCAGGCATGGAGAAGTTCGTTGCAAGTTTGGCTATCCGAACCTCTCTTATCAACGTATCCACTCTTCCTAGGCCAAATTTTGTGGCAATAGACGAAGGCTTTGGAGCGCTTGATCAGACTAACCTGAGCTCAATGGTCATGCTATTTGACTACCTTAAGACACAATTTAAGTTTATCATGATCATATCCCATATTGACTCTATGAGAGACGTGGTAGATCACCATATTGAGATCAACAAAGTCAATGGTAGATCCAAGATAGAACAAACAGCTTAGATATTTATTACCAAACTGTTCTCAAGTG